GCTGTTCTTCAACGGCATCATCACCAGCGTCTTCTTCAACTTGAGGACGGCTAGGAGCACCTAGACCTAAAACTTGATTGAGACGCTTCTTAAGAACTTCGTAGTCCTTGAACTGATCAGAAGATACGAGTTCAGCAAGAGAGTACTCTTTATTCCAGATAGCTTCCATTGCCTCATCATCCTCTAGAAGAGGCTGTACCTTACCGAAGGTAGAAGAATCATAGTTGCGGTATCCAGCAACGTTCTTGGCTTTGAGGTTGAAGTTAGCACCTTCCCAGAAATCAAAAGGATTGATGGGATCTTCATCTTCAAACTCAGGCTGCATAGCAGACATGATCTTATCAAAGATCTTCTTACCAAACTTGTAAAGGAAAACTTGACCTTCGTTAGCAGGATTTGCAGTATCCTTTACAACATAAACATTAGCAATGTAAGTTAGCTTTCGCTTCTGTGCTCGGGCTTGATCCTTACCAGCATCAGTTCCATTGTTCCATAGCTCTGAGTTGTACTCAGATACAGGATCTTTTTGACCGAGAGTAGTTAGGCTGTTTTCAATATACCAACCACCTTTACCTTGGAAGGCGTGGCTGTATAGTTTTACAAAAGGCATATCCTCACCATCAGGTGCTGGGAGGAATCGTAGAACGGCATAGCCATTACCGCTCTTATCAACATCTAGTTTCCAATAGCGGTCATCGGTTCCACTACCGCCTTGGGTGTTCATCTTCTCTGCTTCCTTAACTAGCTTTTGAGTTAGGGCACCAAGAGAGGACTGCTTTTTTAGATTTGCGAAAGACATAGGATTGTTCGGATTAGTTAGATTGCTGGCTGAACTTGTTTATTATACAGGATAATAGGTGGGATGCCAAGCCCAGTGGACACTTTTAAAAGCGTTCGTCGAGTTCTTCTTCTAGCTCATCAATAGAGCTGTTGACGCGATCAAAGAAAAGAAGAGTATCTGCGGGAGTATCTGGTTGTTCAAAACCCATTTCAACGAAATGCATATCAACATCACGCATCAATCTTTTAGCTCCCGGAGAATCGGAAAGATGACAACGATAATAGAGATTCTTTTGTCTTTCGGTTAAATGCCTAAGGACTTTAAGGTGGTCTCTTTTTTCATCATCACTTGCAAACTGACTATATTGAGAGAAGATCATAATCTCCATCTGAAGATCATTAATCTCTTCAATACATTGTTGTACAATTTCTGATTTGAAAAAATCTTCTACTTCATTCATAGACGATATCTCTCAGTATCTTCTTACATTTATCTATGTCAATATTTATGAAGGGCTCATATTTTTTTATTTTCATAGATACGGTTTCCCACACTGGATCTTTAAGTCTTCTATCAAGGTTCTTGGAGAAAGAAAAAACCTTGTCCATTATAGACAAAGTTTCAATGGATATCTCTCCTCCTAAGTATCTTTTAAGAATTGGTGGGTGACCAGAAGTGCAATCAAATACTTCAGTGAGCTTGAACTCATCAAATAATGAAGAGACTTCTTCACGGAAAAGATAAGTAAGGCTTTGATGTTTTTTAGTTAGATCATTAAAGTTTCTTTCACCTGCTCTCATAATCTCCCCTACCCATACGGCAGAAGGATTATCAGTGGCTACAAAGTTTGCAATAAAATATAGTTTGATATCATTATCAGAGAACTTACGACTCATACGTTCAAAGAAGTATTTGTCTTTCCTTTTATTAAAGGCTTTCTCTGAACTTCTAGTTCTGCCTCCGTATTTAAAATAGTCATACTTACTATCTGTGAAGTGTCTCTTCATCGCCAGATAGGTTGTATAAACATGGTACGGAGACATGATCGTTTTTCTCATATTACAGAGGTAGTCTTGCTTTACTCATTTCACGATGCTTCATAAAGTTTAATCTAGTAGCATCAATCTTCAGTTTTTCTTTGAGTGGCTTAGTCATTAACTTTGGAATAGATTCCAAATCAATACTTTGCTTATCACAAAAATGAATGATAGCCTCAATGTAATTCATTTTCTCACTGAGAACAATCATCTCAATCTCATATGAGAATTTGATTGGAGTAAGAAACTTCTCTTCAAATACCTTTTCAATCTTTTCCTTTTTGTTCATGTTGTTTTGTCGTTTACAAATTTACGAATGTACTTACCAAGTAGAGCGATGTATTTTTGATAGTCTTTTTCTTCATATACCTTGCACTCCCCGTTTTCACAAGCCATAATAATGACCAACTTTTTGGCTTTGATACCAGTTAGTTCATAAAGCATACATGCATATGCAGATGCCTGTACAAAGTAACCTTCAATCCATTCAATTGGTTTTGGAGTCTTAGATGTTTTGAAGTCAATGATAGCAAGTTCACCATCATATTCTGCAATACAATCAACCGTACCAGCAACTCCGAGACGTAAACTATACATGGCTTCTTCAAGCGCATGAATATTATCAATCTTATTCAGTTCTGGTTTGGCAATTCTGAAAAGAATCTCTGAGAGAGGAATCTTTACTTTTGGTAGATCTTCATTCTTCAAGTAATGCTCAGTCAAGGTGTGCATATCTGTACCCCTTGACGTTGCTTTCTTTGTAATACGATCTGCCTCTTCAGCTCCTACCTTCTTTCTCCAGTTATCAAAGAAATCTTTTTTATAGTGAGAGGTAATGCTAGTAATAGATGCTAGCTTTACCAACTCACCGTCTTCACCAGGAACTTTATAGAACCTGATTCCATTGATTTGTTCCCTTTCTAACTTCGGAAGTTCAATAGGAGTATGATTAAACATCAAATAATAGATAAGTAAATCTATTATATCACAAATCTACGCCAGATTCGTGTTTAGCAACTAGATACTCCTTGACGAGACCAGAGCGCACGATATCATCGAGTCCAAATTCAATCTTAGTAATAGAGGGCATCCTGTCTAGAACAGACATGAAGTCCATAATACCAGTTTTTTCAGAGGACTTTGTTAGGTCAGACTGAGTTGCATCACCACAGAAGTGAATTTTAGAATCTTCACCAACACGGGTCATAATTGAATCAAGTTCATGACCATTTAGATTTTGGAATTCATCAACAATGATAATTGATTTATCAAGAGTAGTACCACGAAGGAAAGATGTACTCCAAAAACGAATAGACTCTTGCTGCTTTAGGTTTCCATAAAGCATATCAAATTCAGTATCAGAACTACAAAGGAACATATACTTCACCATATTTTTATATGGGATCTGATAAATGTCCGCTTTATCGTCATGATTACCTGGAAGGAAACCAATCTCTCTTGTAGCTACAAGAGATCTTACAAGATAAACTTTTTCGTATGGAGTTCTTTCATCCAATACTTCTTGTAATGCTTTATATAATGTTATAAACGTTTTACCTGTGCCTGCACATCCATAAGCAATAATGTTTTGTCCTTTATCATAAGCATCACAGAGAATCTGTTGATTGTCCGTGATTGGTTCAATCTTATTAAGAAGCTCTGAGCCGATTGGCTTCTTACGTTTCATCTGCTTAGTCGTTAGACCAACGCCAATGTTAGATGGGATACGTTTTTTTCTTGCAGGCATAGTAATTACTAAATTTTCTTTACACGAGAACCAGGAGCCATAGAAGCTTTTTCAAGAACATCATTCCAACCAGGCTTTTTAGCTACTAGTTTGTCTTTCCATTCACCTACGTCAGTTGCCATCGGTGCGGTGGATGGGTCTGACCAGTCCCGAATCCATTCAGGATTATCTTCAAGCCACTGATTCCAAGCATGTACGCTTAGTTGTACTTCTTTTTGTTCACCAGTGACTTTATTCACCACAGGATAAGTTGCCAATTCAATTCTCCTAATAATATATGATTTTATTTATGGGGCAAGTCTTGCCTTATGAAGGCGCTGCTCTTCATAGTATGCAAATACGCCAGGGCACCATTTTCTAGTTGGTTCTACCATGGCTTCACATAGAGCTTGGATTTCTAACTGAGCATCAAACTTAGCACGAAGATCCATAAAGTGAAGGAGAGAGCGAAGACTGAAGGTAACAACGAAGTTCTGACGAATATTCTGAGGTAGATAATCGCGGGCATGTTCTTCACTAACACCATTCTTGAATTGAATAGCGTATCGATCAGCAGCTGCTGCACAAAGCCCTAGTTCAGTATTATAGTCTTCTTCACTCCAAGTATACTTTTTACCTTTACGGTTTGTATAGAAGCCAGGAGGACGCACATAGAAGACTTCTTCGGGACGTAGCTCCCCTTTAGCTACTTTTAGAACTCGTTTGCAAGTATATCGTTGAGACTGCACATCAAAACTAATACCAACACGATGAGTACGTGCTTGTACCATTACGTTATGAACAAAACCAGAACAACTAAAAGTAATGGCTGGGTGCTCTAGAGGACCCCAATGTCCGCGATTGTTTCCTAAAAGTTGTTCAATAATCCAATCTCCGCATTCATTTTCAGCTGGGATAGGAGTATCTTCAATAGGTAGCTCGCTGTAATCGTTCTTACCACCCATGTAAATGAGTTGCTGTGGATTAGGAGTACACCTAATCATTTCCACTTTTTGTCGTGGATCAAGCGTTAATAAATCTGCTGCTTTTACTGGCTTCATGTGTCACTAATAGGGAACATTTGACGAATTAATGCATCTGTTGAGACTTCAGTATTTTCTGGCTCACCAATTTTAAAGTCTCTGCCGTATACTTCACCTTTGATTTCATCAAGGAGAAGTTCGACATTTCTAATCAAAAACTTAACCTTTTCAACATCCATAGTTATTATCCAACTCCTAGATTATAGCACAAAAAAAGGGAGGTTTCCCTCCCATATCTATCATACTCGGCAAATAGATTTTTGCCCTTGTTGTAATGCAAGCATTTGAGCAGCTTTAAGCCTTAGCTCTTTTTGCTTTTTTTGACGGACAAGCTCTAGTACACTCATTTGTGAACCTCCACTTTGACGACTTCCTGATGCTCAACTCCACGATAAGTTTCGTTTCGTTTCACATAAGCGAACTCTTTAGTGAGATTGCAATCTGTGTCGTAAGAGACACCACGATAAACTACTCTAGCCATTTTAACTTTCTCCAAAGAAATAAGGTTAATAAAAACCCCGTTCCTTCGGGCGGCGTTTGCGTTCGCTATTTGCAAATAGCGAATGAACGATCCGTTCCGCGTCGTCCTACTTGCGTCCGAGAGCCTCCTCTCGGATGAACGTTTAGGTATGATAGCACACCGTAGCTATTTAGACAACAACTTCTTGTAAGTCCGATTTGGGTAAGATTTTTTGTTCCGGTAGCTCTGGGTCAGGGGCAACCTGACTAAAAGGAACATCAACGGTTTTTGGTGGTTCGGGTAAGAACTGTTGATGGCAAGTAAAGCCAGGATGCTTTTCACATATAGAAATAGCATCCTCTTCAGAACCACAATGAACGAATCTATTACCGTCCAAATCTCTTACTTCATAATAGCTAACACCAAGAGGTTTGATGATAGCTTTATTATCTTCCCTTAGAGTAAGTCCCATCAGCGCTTACGATTATCCCATTTGATATCTGGGTAAGCTTCAGCAACGATCTCTTTAGTTACTTTATACTTACTTTGTAGTTCTTTGTCCTTTACTAGAACAAGAATCTCAGCTTC